TCTTGTGGTACTGTGACGGTCAAGGCTTTAACCTTTGCCAGCCAAGCGTTCAAGGCACTAAGACCACCAAACTTCGTAAGAGGTCTGGCGGGCTTAACCTTGAGCCGCTTGAACACAGTACCAGCTTTGGCTCTCTCTGGTCTTCCCGAGTCCCTAACCCTCTTCACCTTGTCATCCATCGTCATTCGGAGCTGGTCTTCAACCAGCATCGACTCGAAGATGACAAGACTGGAGAGGGGGATCCGTTCTCCGCCGTCGTCCGAAGTAAATGGGCCCCACGAGTCAACGACTCGGCGGGCTGCATAATACTCCTTTGGACGGACGGCACGGATCAGGGGTTTCGGGAAGAGGCCCACCTCACGGAATGGTGCCTTGCCGAGGAGCGCTCTTTCAGCTCGCTGGTCACTCGGGTCCCTAGAGACCAGAGCAGCCAGACGAGCCCGAAGACCGCGCCCCACGGCAAGGCCTCTTCCTGTGTATCCAAGCCCGCCCAGTCCCGTCGGAAGATGGAGCTGTGCGGAGCGAAGGAGCCACGGGAAGAGCGTCACCATCACACGCTCCTGTCTCTTCAAATACCGACTTCCACATCGGGATTCGGCCACCACGGGCGCCTTCAAGGCCGGTGGTGGACAGGGAGGTGTGACGATGACCGCCATTCCGCCTTCACTGTTCGCTCTTGGAACAGCAAGGACCTCGCACATCGTCCAGAACGATGTCGATGCGAAGGTCTTGCTCTCATTGAGCTCGGCACCGACCGCCGCAACGGCGATCTTGTAGTCGTCCAAGCACAGATCCGCATCTGCGCTGTTGGATCGCCCTACAAGGTCGTCGCCGTGGTGTCGGGCTCGAGGGAACGCCTGGCTGGCCCAGGCGTTGATCCAAGAGAGAACAATGAAGGAAAGAGGTGTGCCCATCGGACTTCCCCTCACAGCAGGGATCTGGACCTTTCCGAACGTCCAGATCGCTGCTGGTTCCAAGCCAAGGCTCCTCATCGCGAGAGGTACATCCGCAGGACGGATGAGGCCCCGATGAGCGAGCCCGTTGATGACTACCCGTATCGCGTCGTGACTAAGTCCGTCGGTCGCCTTGGAGAGATCGACGGAGTGGAACTTAGTCCTGGCGCGGTACTGAAGACCAGAGGGGCATCCACTGGGACCCGTCGAGACCACCCAATGGCCAGGAGCCAGAAGGTGGGCACTCAGACGGATCCAGCTTCCCTCGATGAAGGTCAAGGCGTCTGGGACGCCGACAACCCTCACCTTCATTCCGGGAGCTCGCAGACCTTCCGCCCTCGAACGAGGAGGCTCGCCGGTTTCCCGACGAGCTTCTCGCAAGAGGAGGAGGCCTGCGCAGCGGTATGCCTCGTCTATGTCTACAGCGACACACTGGCACGGCCGCAGGACTACCTTCGCCCTCTTGAGAGCGAAGCGTCCGAGCGAGTCTTGAGCGTGCACGGTCAAGGACTTCCAAGATGTCCCTGCCGCCTCTGCACCCGTGCCAAGATGTCTCAGGTAGCCATCAACGCCGCCTCGAGTGGCAGGCCACTCGAAGCAGCTGGCTTGGGACGAGGGGAGGGCACGTGGTATCCTAATCGCACCTCTGTCAGATCTGCGAGCAGATCCGACAAAGGACGCGAGGGATGCACGTGCCCAGTCCGAAGTGGGGAAACTCCGTTCCGCAACCTTCCGTGCGTTCTCGATTGCCTCGGCCACCGCCTCCACAGGCGGTTCGGGCAGAGCTCGAGAAACACGGGAGAATGCGAATCCGTCGGTTGGGCGGCGAGAGGCGAGACCACACAGACATCGGACGACATTCTTACGAATGCCGGGCACGATGGGTGTTGGTCCCTCGGACCTCAAAGCCGCGAACCGTACGGCGTGGGCAAGTTCCTTCAGCACCTTGGCCTGCCACATCCATCCACGTGGACGAGTGGCACAGAACCAAGCGTGAAGGAACCAACCTACGCGGAGTTTCTCCCAGCCAGAGAGAACCAAAGCGGACCAACAGGCTCTCCAAACCTGTTGGCCCTGAGACGAATCGCCTCCACGGTGCCGGATGGCTGCTACCGCGCAAGTTATGCAACTTGTGCGGGGGCAACCAGTCTGCTCCGCGGGAAGGCTCTTTACAAGCGATGG